TGACGGTCATAGTTTATGATGAAATTCAAAAAATTCCGCTCCCCATTAAGAAGCTTGAAAAAATTTCACTATGAAATAACATTATAGTTATAGCATCTTAATGCGGGAGATTAGATCTCATGTTTTACACAATTAGCCGTCGTAATTGTAACCTTTATTAAAAGGATTCAGGTGTATCATAATAATACACGGATGGTACATTCAAGAAAAATTGGAGAGAAAAATCTGTACCAATAGAATGATATAGACTTACTTCTGTATATTTCCCGAGATTATTTTGGGTATCAGTTTGAGTTTGTACCGTAACTCTAGCCGTTTCTGTTTTGGAATCATCAAATGCAGCACCCAATGTTACAAAATCTTTGCATGTAGTTCTAAATCTATATCGACTATACATAGGATATAATACTGATAAACCACACTGTGTGATTTGATTAGTAATACTCTGACCAGATGCTCCTGATAATTGATCTTCGCCATTTTTAGCATTCCTACTTAAATTCCAACCTGCAACATCAGACACTCCATTTGTCGTGGCATAATTACCCCTATCAGGAATAGATGCATTGTCACGTATGGCCCGTATTTGTCCTATAGTTTTAATTCCATTTACATTATAATGCCATATATGGGAACCACGATATGATACAAAACAAGGAACTATCCAGTGGTAGGGGATAGTTTTTGTGAAATTGTATGGTTTATTAGTAATGGGAGCAATAGCATTAACTGCATTATTAATACCTTCAAGATCAAAACCTCTATATAATGGTTGCAAAGCATGCTTGAAGGTCCAATTGCTTATATAATTTGCGGAACCATCCTGGTCTCCAGCTTGTTGACGAGAGAAACATGTTCTACGCAATAATTGTCGTAGTGAATGAATATGTTCACCATGAAAAACCAGATTTTCTCCAGTCTCATCACCTGATTGTAATCGCCACAAAGTATAATTCTTTGGAATCTCTACAGGATTTGCATACTCGAAATCGTCTCCAGCTCTCACAAATACAACAATTTCCACATCAGAGGGTGTTACAGGCGCTGTAAGAACACTAAGTACTCGCACTGTTAGTCTACCATTACACACATTTACATCATAAGCACCAAAACCACTAGTTCCATAATTTAATTCTATATTGCTCGGATCAATGACTGTGAAAGTCCTTTGATAATGACTAGCTTGATGATATGGAATTACCATCTCTACATCATCTGTTTCCGATATATCTACGACTTTACTCATAACGACGTTAACACCAGCTGATGTGGCTCCAATATTACCCTTAGGATCCCATTGAAATAATAGCCGACCTGAATGATACTTGGTTTTAAGAATCTTAAATCTGAAAATTATAGATCCTCTCCAATACCCAAACATTTTAGCCAAATGGGACATAGGTGTTCGCTGTATAGCTTGTCTTGAACCTGATGTACGCTTGGCCAAAATTTCAGGTGTAACATACTGAGTGAATAATAACGCATCAGACACGCTCGAAGTAGGCCAATTGAAAATAGTTTCATACGATTCCCGTGCAACAAAGTGTTTAATCATCAATTCATCACACCCATCTAAACCTGCAACTCTATTATCGATGGTTAATTCATTTTTTGGATCCACTGTCAATTTTTCAATTGGTTGAGAAATTTCAGTTGAAGCAAAGGAATGGAAAGTTAATGATTTCATAGGTTTCACATCCTCAATGACTGGTACATTAGTATAACCTAATAAAGAGGCAATACTACCTACACCACTAGCTATCATACCTGTGGCCCTAGCAAAAGGTCCTATATACGGAGTACTTGAAAGAGCATACGCCACTTTAGCAACTGCAGATGCAGGTTTAGATATTGGTCCTTTTCTATCAGCATACTCATCACCAGCTTGCAGCGCAGGAAGAATTGTCGCTCCACTCAGTTTAACATTCTCCAACCACGCAAACACTGTAATAGAGACTCCAGTACCAACTACCCCATTCGCATTCTTTAAAGTCATTGGTGTAAAAACTTCTAATTGACCCATAGCAATTGTTTCATTTAAATTTGTTATTTCCAACCAGTCCTTATGGTAAAAGAATGGTAAAACCATCTCTCCACCTTCACAATTCTGAGGAAAAAATTTTATGTGTGGTCTTTGTGATAAAGCCATAAAATATCCATCTGATGTGTTGGTAAATTCTGGACCTATTGTTGAAGGGGTAAAATCAACTAGAGGTCTATAGCTCATAAATCCCATACCATAATAAAATGGTGATGCATTTATTACTAGTTTGATATGTAAATTAGCTTGCAAATAAGCGTAATTCTGTAATTTATTTCTAACAGATAGAGTATTTAAATATGCACTCCAAGGATTAATAACAGCATTTAATGTTGTACCCTCTGACCAAGTAAGTCTATCTATAATAAGTGGTCTTTTTAACCAATCTTCTAAACCTACCTCTGGTGTGTAATCCTTCCAATACGTCGAATCTGGGTATCCCATGTTAGTATAAGAATTTCCACTATCTAAATCTGTGAAAGTTGTAATTTTCTCTTGCACAGTTTGAGTATTATTAGTTTCAGCTGAACCATGAACTTCAGTAGTATTTTCAACACCTGATTGTAACATCATTAATGATAAATCACTATAAGGAAAAACCCGCTCATTTATAAGTCGTTCTTCAGCTATATTCCTAAGTGTTCTAATAATTAATTGGCGCTCTTGCCAATTCAAAATTGATAGAATATCTAATATAATATCCTCTATGTTTTGTTGTCCATATTTATTTCTAAGTTTGTTGCGCAAACAAGGAGGACAACAATCTCCCAATTCACAACAGTTTAATATATTTAAGTTACCGATTAGTTTATTTAAAGCTCATTATGTTATTAATCATTTAATAATGAGTCTATTTTTCTATTGGCTATCTACCTAACCTATGTAAATACATATTTTGAGGAACGCTCTGGTAAATATGGTTTAAAATTATATGTCCACTCTTATTATTTATATAAAAATAGAAAGTGTAAATAATACAGTATATACAATATAAAGTCCTTATTGTGTTTTTCCGATTTTAACAATCAGTGGGTCTATAAGGAAGACCCAAACTTTTTCTTCCAGATATTTTATATCTATCACATAAACAATTATATGTCTGGAAGGTGGATGGATGTGTATAGAAAAGCAAGAAATGTTTTTCCAATATTGGCATTATTTTATTCTCCATTTCATGAAATTTTTCTTCTCCATAGAAGAAATATTCTTGCATGGCACTAGCACACACCGCGACCATTTGTTCTTGTTCAGAAATAGATCGCGATTTCACCCAAACAGATAACATTTTATGTATCGAGGATTCATCTAGAGGACCAACAATCTTACCCAATCTTTCATTATATCTAAAAGATCTTTTTAAAAAAGACACCTCGGATATATCTATAAAGGGTATACTTTCTGCCTCTTTATCAGCCATGGTATACTTAATATTAAATTTAGCAAATTCAGCCTGTATAGTTGTATGATTGAATCCGTCTAGATCATCTGACACATTTGCTACATTATCATCACCATAAGTGATTAATGTAACATACTTTCTAAAATCAGATACTGGCTTATTAGTAATACTTTTAAACATATATCTGAAATATAAACTATTAACTAACGAATTTATAATAACTGTTAAAGGATGTCCTGAGGGATTTGTACCATAAAATTGTACCAAATCACCATTAAAATTCATAAAACAAAATGCTGTATCACATGCTATAGTACGTAACATCATGATATCTTCATCATCATAATTGTTACTTCGTTTAGCTATTGCTATCAAAATATCGAAAGCACCTTGTATAAATTCAGCACACATACTTTTATCAAATTTGGCAAAATCACCCGCTATCATACGCGTAGGGTTTTTACCAGTTATGTGCCTACACAACCAATCCCACTCTTGAGATTGGGCTGTCATACCACAAGCACATTCAAATAATAATGGATTACGTTGAATCAATCTAACCATGGATAAAGTGTATTTTCTATTTACAACACTCCAAGCAGCAGGTGCTCCGGCGAATGCGCGGGTTTTCCCCATCTCAGCTTTGAGTTCAGAAACTGCTTCATCTTTCAAATTACCTCGAAAACAAGGATTAGCACGGTATCCTTTCCGTCCATTATCTTCTATATCCTCAATCTGTTTTTTAATCTCATCTGTAAAATCTATGGGATTATTTAATCCATGCTGAGGCTCTAATTCTATTATAAAATGTCTCTTACTTTTATTGTAAGGATGACCTATAGATGTGTGTCTATTGATACTATCAACATATGCAACTCCCGCTGCTCCATTTATGGATGTGAATGTATCGTAAACCATAACTTCACGTTCTAATTCTTCTTGTGGAACCACACTCAAGATATCTTGAATATATGCGTCCACACACTCTTGTATTACTACGGGATCAAAATTATTAGCAGGTTTAACCATTTCTTTAGCAGCCAAATGCCACGGTCGCCATGATTTGAGATCAGGTTTTGTGGCACTACTATGTATACCTATAGCCTTAAAATCTTCATGCAACATTGTAGGTTGCACACAAGATTTTCCAGAAGCTTTAGGTAGCGTTAAAGATCCATAAACTTGTGCTGATCCTTCCTCTAAATATCTAAAAGCCGATTTGGCAGATAAATCTGTTAGCCCGACTTGAACACTGTCAGATCCTATATTGAAAGAGGATTCCTGCACTTGTGGTTTAAATCTAGAGATTATACCTTGTAAATAAGTCTGGTCGACAGCAATAGCTGCTACAACGGTTAAATCTTGATGTCCCAAATAATGTATACCTAAGATAACTGGACCAAATCCCGTTCTCCCAACAAGTAGTGAACCACAGAAACCTGATTCTGTTCCTGTGCCCACAATTCCTTCCCAACTATCAATATTTCTACCCAGCTGGTCAACATAAATATTCTTTGATCTTATGCGATGGACTTCTTTAAAATCTACATTACCATTATCGTATCTAGATATATAATATCCTTCAATTTTCAAACCAGTATTGACTTTAGAAAATAAATCCGTTATATCGCGTCTAGGAGGAACCCCTCTAATTTCAACAAAAGCCAAATCATGAGATTCTCTTTTAATTATCGTAGATTTATTTAACGTAACTGTTATATTAGGACTAATTCCTTTGGTTGTACCTTGGTAATAGATATCTAAACAAAAAACTTCAGGAACATCTTTAAGAATATGCAAATTAAACATATAGATTTGACCTGAGATACAAGTGGCACGTGTTACTTTTCTATGCCCACTAGATATATGGACTTTGAATAACACGACATTATTTGATAATTTATCTTTAATTTGAGCCTCTGACAAGGCATTCCAACTTAAAGTTGTCTTGCCTAAATCAAGAGCAGTAAGATTAAAATTCTCTTTGTACCATACATTAGGAACTTCATCACTTTGTGGGAGTGGTTTACGCTCAGTTTTACCTTGAATCTCAGAATCCTTTTTTGGTTCTTCAACCTTTATCTCGTGTTTCTTTAAATATTCATGTATGGAAGCTATTTCCATATTTGATTCTTTAATCTTTTCCTCTAAATTTTTCATAGTTTCTTGTGATACATTAACAACTTCAGGTTCAGGTTTTTTATATCCGGGTAAAGGATTATTACCTATGATACCAGTCATTTTCAAAATCTTTTGTAACATATATATACAAAAAGTTAATGATCCGAAGATAACTAATAAATTTTTAGCACGTCGTAATTTACTACGTATATTCTTAGCTATCATGTACTTATACACATTAGGATAATTTTCACAAAACTCAACTCTATGCACAAAATACCATTGCTCTGTACTATGAAAAAATTTCAAAATTGAGCAAGGCATATATCTGCCAAAAACAGCATTAAGACCATAAGTGGAATGTACCCAAATGAAATCTGCAAAATCATCCATTCGACTACCAAAACCTATAGTCATACATAACCATAAACTATAGAGTCTCATAAATGCAAAACCTTTAAGAATATATTCAAAATATGCTAATTGAACTATGTTCCACCATTGTGGTATTCCAGTCCACCAATAAAACCAATCATACACGCTTAATTCTTGTAAATCCAAGCGCATATCTATTTCACTTATGCGATCACAATTGCACATCTTTTCTGGAATAAAACACTGTTTACATAGAGTAACTGACTGCATACCATTACTAGCTTGGGAAGCTTTGTTCTGATTGTAATTGTGAGTATCTATGGCTTCATTATACCATTGCAGAAAAGTGAATAAATCAACATCTTTCAATATGGTTTCAAAGCCAGTAGCATACTGACGCTCCCTATCAAGCACGGAACGCTTCAATGGTTTCTGAACAGTAAATGTCCACATATTAGGATACGCTCCCTCTGCTACTTGTGGAGCTAATGAAGGATTTAATGTTCCATCTGCAGCCGCATACTCCTTACGTATTGTAGGTATAACTACATAAGGAAATCTCCTTTGCATAGCAGTCGGAAAAGCAAAATAATTAGCTGCATTCATGTGCTTGGTATTTGTAGATCCAATCACCAATTTGGCTAGTAGAGGATGACGACCTTTTAATTCCAGGTCAGCTTGATCAGGAATGAATTCTATCCCATTAACTATTTGTATAACTTCCATACATGTAGGATCTCCCGCAGCAGCTACCTTAGGATTCAAAAATCCGATATCATCTAAAATAATGCACCATTTATGGGATCTAAAATTATTCCAAAATTTGGCAACAGGATTCTTAGTAAATCTAAAATCAGGTGTTACTGGTATACCAGCTTTAACACCATAATAATTGAACAGTATATCTTGTATACTCGATTTACCAATACCCGATTCTCCATATAATAAAATAGAGAAGGGCACTTGTCTAGGTTGTGACGCAAATTTTCGAGATAATCTTTCAACTCGATAAGCTTTCAATGTATCTACGTACGTACCAACAACTTTCTTATCCACATCCTTATGTAGATATTTGGTGATACCATCGCCACTATCGATAGCGGCCTCTAATAATTCGATGAATTGACATTCTGAATAACCCTTCTCTGTTAGTAAACTGGGATAATCTAGAACCTTGTAGATATCTTGTAAAAGAGCATAATCTTTAAAAAACTTATCAACTACACCTTGTCCATCTAATAATGGACTCATTGACCCATGTTCAATACAACCTTCTATTCTTTCAACTATATATATTATAGTTTCTATAATTTGAACAAGTGCATCAGGAGATCGTTTCGTTGATCTCTCCAGAGCCTCCTTCTCCAAAGCTGTGTATCCTAAGTGGGTTAAATCATAACCCATTGGTTTAAAAATAGATAATGCAGTCAAATGTATAACTAGATTCTTACACTTTTTAAAAGTGGTTCCATAACGTGCAGACTTGTAGAAATCTATATATTTTTTAAGTTTGTTTGTGATACCACCTTGCAATTCAGGTTTGATATCATCATCATCAGAAAATAGAAATACAGATTCATCTGAGTCAGAATCATCTGTGTATTCATTGGTAGTTTTACTATACAATTGCCATGCACGTGCTATATATTCGTGGATATAATCCAGGTTTTCTAGTATTTCCCGACAAAAACTACGATTCGATCTTGCCTTTAAAAAATTAATACAGGCTAAAGTAAATTGAGTTTTCGTAGTGGAAAATGATATGTTAGCTATAAATAGAGCTATATCTTCTACTAATTTCAATGGATATTCAATTTGATCCATTTTATATCTCGTAAACCATCCAAACAATTTAGATGATAGAGATTTATGAACTTCTTTATTAATTAAATCATCGAGTTCTGTATCTGGAGGTAAATCAAATCCACCTTGTAAGAAATAATTTTCTTGAATTAATTGTTTCTCGATATTTTCTATATAGAAATTAGGATTTACGACATTATCTAATATGTAACTATATGCAATATGTAAATTTTTATTTTCTTTTATTGAATTAGATGTATTCTGGATCTCCTTCTCGATATCAAGCAAAACATAGCCTTGTTTGAGATCTTTGTTAGATCCAGATTTAATTTTCACAGTTTTAGTAGTTAAATTTTCACATACAATGTTTCTTTGACTTTCGTCAGTATTGGAAGTGGTGCCAGTCAACCTTAAAGCTAAATTCTTATTTTGATTCATATTTAAGGTCAGTTAGTAAATTTATTTGCAATGTGATTTTAAACACATTCCCCTTTATTCACAAGACGGGATACTCTGCCGCTGGAAGTCGATAATTTCCAGAAAATTTAGGCGTTTATATATCCTAAAACTCTTTTCTTATAGTAAAGTCAAAATAGAATGCAATCCTGACTAGGGATTGTTCTTCTTTCTCTCTATATGAAATGACGGCCAACATTATTAATTAATCAGTGGCGGGTTCAAACACTCTGTGTCACTGAACCTATCTGATGCCTATTACCTTGCAAAAGCGAAGTGTAAATTCAAAGATTAAAATAATAAGAGGATTGGGAATCACTCCATACTTCAATAGGAGAAGTATCTAAATTTATTAGTATAATATTTAGAATTAGGGTTCCATAGAACTCTAGTTGGATTGTGGGTGATTAAAATATTCACGGTAATCAACCGGATTGACTCAAGAGAAATCACTCTCAGGAATCAGCTATCTTGGTGAAACAAAATAGACTTTTATCACGATGGATTATAAGATGTTCTGAATACACTATTTTTAAAAGTGCTAATCTTATATGTCAAATAAACTTCGTAAAGTCTTAAAATAGATTTTTACTTAACTATCGGGAAAAGGTCCCGTAGAAATCTATTTATCCAATAATATCACTATTGATATATAAAAACACAAATTTAAATTTATATTTAAGACGTTGGCTGTGTGTAAACCAACGTCATTAGAAACAAGACGGTAACGTCGAAAGTTCTGAACAACAATTGTTGAAAAACAATGCAATAAAACTATATGTTATGTAATGCCCAAAGGAAAAAGCATAAATATAGAATTATTATAACGAATGCAACAGTTGAACACAACATAAAACGAGTATATATGATCTAAAAAGATC